TGGAACAATACTACAAAAAAATTAACACTATTACAACGTCCAAGAGCAGACGAAAATTTGATGCTGTATTGTTACAACTATCGCCCGGATAGTGAACTGTTAAACGACTACCTTGCTAAACAATGGATTAAAGATTATACGCTAGCTGCATGTAAGTATATGCTAGGCGAAGCACGTAGTAAATTTGCTACTATTGCAGGACCGCAAGGCGGATCAACACTTAACGGAAATGATTTAAAAAACGAAGCTATGCAAGAAATGGAAAAACTCGAAAAAGATGTTTCCGAGCAAGTTCCTGGCGGTGTTGGCTACGGATTTACAATAGGCTAAAAAGCACCTGAGTTTACGCTAACATTTACATATGCTGTAAATACAATATAACAAAGGAGTTACATTGTGTGCAGTCCATTTGTGCGTAAAGAAGCCAACCGCTTTTACTGGATAGTAAAAGGTCAACTAATCCCCCAATCATGGTCCGACAAAGATGTAGAAGGAATATACAATAGCTATATGAAACGCATCTGGGGCAATCACGAAAATTGTGTTCATGAAAGAGGCTTTCCTGCTGCTTGGGCAGAAAGAGAAGCAGAAGAAATAAACCGAGTTGCAGAATTAGGTTACGATTAAGGTTGACAACGCAAACTAAGATGCTATAATATACATATTCTTAGAGGAGTTTGTATGTTACCTAAATTATTAGTTGTAGGACATGGCCGTCATGGCAAAGATACTGTATGCGAAATGTTAGAAGCATACGGGTATAAGTTTCAGTCATCATCAAAGTTTTGTTCACAGTTGTTTATCTTTGATGAACTAAAAGACAAGTACGGATATGCAGACGAGGAAGAGTGCTACAACGATAGACACAATCATCGTACTGAATGGTACAATATGATTCATGGTTATTGCAGTGATGATCTAGCACGACTAGGGCGTAACTTGTTTGCAGAAAACGACATCTACTGTGGACTACGCAACAGACGTGAATTCTTTGCAATGCAAAACGAACAACTTTTTGACTATGCTATTTGGGTAGATCGTACAGATCACTTGCCTACTGAAGATCCTAGTTCAATGAGCATTGAACAGTGGATGTGTGATTACACACTTGATAATAATGGCACTGTAGAAAGACTTGAAAAGAACGTAGCAATGCTGATGCGTACTATTTTTAAAAATCGGGAGTTAAGTCTCCCTGCTTCCACTTCACGCCACTTTTCTGAATTATTCGTTGACAATTAGCACATATAGTCTTTAAGTTTGTAGGACGGCAATTGTCTAAGTTGCCGTCCAAATGAAATACATTAAACTGTTCTGGGTGGTTTGATTTGTAACCGCACTTCTCGCAATTGTCTCTTTTTTCGTATCCTTTTTGTTTCCATTTAGGTACGCCGTGATTTACTCCATTACGTAAACATCTTTCACATAGCTTACGATAGTAAGTTCTTCCTTCTTTTTTATAATTTATAGCTGCTGGACGCTGTCCGCACTGGCATAATGGTCTCATACTGTATTTACCTTACCTTTTTGATACCTTTTTATAGGGTATTTACTAGGCGTTTTTGTTTGTAATTGGTAAATACATACAACAAATACTCATATTCCAGATAGGAGACATATAATGGCATTAACATCACCAGGAGTACAGGTTAGCGTAGTAGACGAAAGTTTTTACACCCCGGCTGAACCAGGTACAGTTCCAGTAATATTTGTTGCTACTGCGCAAGACAAAACTAACGCATCAGGCAGTGGTACAGCACAAGGTACATTAGCAGCTAACGCTGGTAAGCCGTACTTGCTAACTTCACAAAGAGATTTAGCAGACACATTTGGAGACCCAGTTTTCCAAGTTGACACAAACAATAATCCAGTACACGGATCAGAACTTAATGAATACGGATTGCAGGCTGCTTATTCTTTCTTAGGTGTAAGCAACAGAGCATGGGTTGTAAGAGCTCCTATTGATTTAGATAAGCTAACACCAACTGCTACTACTCCAGCAGCAGATCCAGAAGCAGGCACATACTGGTTAGATACTGCATCTTCATTATTTGGTATCCAAGAATGGAACTCAAACCCAATTACTGTAAACGGCGGACAGAGCTTTACTAACAAAACTCCTATCGTTATAACTGATGTAAATCAACTAGTAGGCGGTTCTGCTACAGGTGCTCCTTTAGGTTCAATTGGAGCAAAAGGCGATTATGCTGTTGTTGCTACAACTACACTAGTTAAAATTTACTACAGAAATAAAGACGGTGACTGGGTAGTAGTAGGCAGTGACGAGTGGAGAATGAGTTGGCCTACAGTAAAAGGCGAAAATGCAAATCCAAGTATTCCGACTGGATCATTTACACTTGAAGGCACGCCAGTTAGCACAACTTCGGGAGAAGATGTAAGCGATGTTGCTGCTACAATCAATGGCCTAAATCTTCCAGGTTACACAGCAGGCGTTGAAGATAATAGACTAGTAATTTATGCAGACGGTAGTGTAAGCGGTCCTGATTCAACACTACAAGGTAGTGTAACTATTGCAGCAGGTACAGGCGGCGATACAACTATACTGACAGCATTGGGCATTGACGCAGACACGTACTATGCACCGGCATTACATATTGCAAAACATACACAAATTCCTTCATTCAAGGACACAGATACAAATCCACGTCCAACAGGAAGTGTTTGGGTTAAAACAACAGAACCAAACGCAGGCGCACGTTGGAGAACTAAACTGTGGAATACAGAAACAAGACTATGGGAATCAGTTGAAGCACCATTGTATCCAACTGCTGAACAAGCATTGTTTGAATTAGATAGAACAGGTGGCGGATCAAACCTAGCTATTGGTAATATCTTTATTCAATCTAACGTTGCAGGTGATGCTGCTCCGTTAGCAACATTTAAAATTTACAGACGTCAGTCAGTAGGAAGTACTACTATCAGAAGTAAAGTTATTTCAAGCACAGGTATTAGTGCAGGTGACTATAATCTAACTATCCAGTCAACTGACGCAGGTAGTAATGCATTTAGCGGCGCTAATGCAGGTACTATTAGTGTTACGACTACTGGTGCTGATACTGATGCTACGTTAATTGCAAGTGCAATTACTAACTTAGGTGTAGCAAATATTGTTGCTGAAGTTGATAGTGAAAATAGAATTTTAATTAAACATACTAAAGGTGGCGAATTTAAAATTACTGACGGTGCCGGCAGTGCAGCTCTTGTAACTAATCTAGGCATTAGCCCATTTGTTGATGCAAACAACGGAACACCAAATGTAGCATACGAGCCTGGCACTGATGGCAGCACTACTCCGTTAGTGTATAGAGCAAGTAATTGGAAAGTGTTAACTTACACTGCAAGTGCTAATGCTCCTACATCGCTAGCACAAGATGGTACACTATGGTATAATTCAATCGTTGACGAAGTAGACATTATGGTTCATAATGGTACAGAGTGGGTTGGTTACTTATACGACGGCGGCACACCAGGCATTGAAGCAAGTCCATACTATAATGCTTCTGAAGGCGAAAGAACAGATCCAAATGGTCCTATAGTATCTGCTACAGAACCAACTGTTCAAAGTGATGGCACAGCATTAAAAACAGGCGACATTTGGATTGACACTTCGGACTTAGAAAACTATCCAACAATTTACAGATACAGAGAAGCAACTGACCGTTGGGAACTAATTGATAGTTCAGACCAGACTACTGAAAACGGTATTTTGTTTGCAGATGCACGTTACGGCACAAGTGGTGTAAACGGCAATGTTAAAGCAGATATTGTTGACTTACTTACAAATAACTACTTAGATCCAGATGCACCAGATCCAGCACTATATCCAAAAGGTATGATGTTGTTTAACCTACGCAGAAGTGGATTTAATGTTAAGAAATTTGTACGTAACTATATCGATACTGGTGCTAAAAACGAGCGTCAAGACGAAGAGTCAATGGTTGGATACTACCCACACCGTTGGGTAACTGAGTCAGGAAACCAAGAAGACGGTTCAGGCAGCTTTGGTCGTAAAGCACAACGTAAAGTTATATTGCAAGCAATGCAAGCAGTTATTAACAACAATGACGAGATTAGAGACGATGAATCAAGAATCTTTAACTTGATTGCTTCTCCAGGATATCCAGAGCTAATTGGCGAAATGATTAGTCTAAACTTTGACAGAGGACTAACTGGCTTTGTTGTAGGCGACACACCAGCAAGACTACAGTCAAATGCTACTTCGCTTAATAACTGGGCAACCAATGTTAACTTAGCAGTTGAAGATAACGACGACGGATTAGTAAGTAGAGACGAATACCTAGGCGTATTTTACCCATGGGGCTTCACAAGCGACAACTTTGGTAACAACGTTGTAGTTCCGCCAAGCCACATGATGCTACGTACTATTGCACTAAGCGATCAAGTAAGCTACCCATGGTTTGCACCAGCAGGTACAAGACGTGGCGGCATTACTAACGCAACTGCAACAGGTTATGTAAATAGCGAAGGCGAATTTAGTAGTGTTGCACTTAACGAAGGCCAGCGTGATACTTTGTATAGTAATGGTATTAACCCAATTACGTTTATTACAGGTGCAGGACTTGTTAACTTTGGACAAAAAACACGTTCAAGAGGAAGTAGCGCACTAGACAGAATTAACGTGGCACGTTTGGTTATTTACTTACGCAGTCAGTTAAATCAATTGGCTAAGCCTTATATCTTTGAACCTAATGATAAGATTACACGTGATGAGATTAAGCAACAAGCAGAGAGCTTACTACTAGAACTAGTAGGACAACGAGCAATATATGATTTCTTAGTCGTATGTGATGATTCAAACAATACGCCGGCACGTATTGATAGAAATGAGCTATACTTAGACATTGCTATCGAACCTGTTAAGGCAATCGAATTTATTTACATTCCGCTAAGATTGAAAAATACTGGCGAGATAGCAAGTCTCTAAAAATGATAAATACTAATGAATTAGGAGCAAGTTAAATGGCAATATCAACATTATCAAAAATTACGGTGCCTTTGGCAAGCGGGGACTCTGCTAGTAACCAGGGTTTGTTGATGCCAAAACTCCAATACCGCTTTAGGGTGTCGTTGGAAAACTTTGGCGTTTCAACACCGACTACAGAACTTACAAAACAAGTTGTAGACATCACTCGCCCAACGGTTGCATTTGAACCGATGGAAATACATGCATACAACTCCAAAGCATACCTAGCAGGTAAGCATACTTGGAGTCCAATTACATTAAACTTACGTGAAGATGTAAACAATGCTGTACAAAAGCTAGTTGGAGAACAACTACAGAAGCAGTTCGATTTCTTTGAGCAATCAAGTGCTGCTTCAGGGCAAGATTATAAATTTACTACACGTATTGAAATTTTAGACGGCGGTAACGGAGCAAATACACCAAATGTATTAGAAACATTTGAATTGTACGGTTGCTTTGTTACTAACGCTAACTATAATACTTTAGCATACAATGCAAATGAACCTGTAACAGTAACGTTAGAAATACAATACGATAACGCAATCCAATCGCCAACCGGTACTGGCATTGGTACTGCTGTAGGAAGAGGACTAGGTACTCTAATTACAGGCGGCGGCGCTTAATAGTAGTTAATATTTTTACTACAAATAGAAAAGGAGCATTTATTGCTCCTTTTTTATTATCTGCGTACATTATAGATATGGATAAATATTTGTATGGCACTAACATCTAACGGATTTTTAGACAATTTAATTTCAGGTATCTTAGGACCTAAAGGAAACATGGCTGATTGGCAACATGCTAGTCGCTTATATGTTGACGATGATTTAAAATTGTCTCCGAAGCAAAAGTTTCTTTATCATGTATATTTCCAACTTGATCCAATTGTAAGAACTATATTACCAGAATTATCTGATAAACACAATTTAGAAATTGGTATGCTTGTTAAAGCAGCTGATCTACCAAGATATACAGCAATGGTGGAAACACGTAACAAGTATAACAGAAAGAAAAATGTTCAAACAAGCATACAGTATGAACCTATTAGTATAACATTCCACGATGATAACTATGGCGTAACTACTGCATTGTTAGAAGCATATTATAGATATTATTTTGCTGATGCTAGCTATGGAACAAAACCAGGTGCGTATAATAAAGCAGGGACCGGGGATAGTACATACTTAGGCAGTGGCCGAAACCAATTTAAGTACGGACTAGATAATAACATAAGTGTTCCGTTTTTTAAGAATATACAAATTACACAACTAGCAAGAAAAACATATACAACATATACTA